CATTTGATCTATCAAAATCAGATTCAGGCATTACTTTAGTAAAAACAGATAACCCAGACAGAGAACGCGGTGTAGCAAACATGCGTGAGTTAATGAATATATTCGAGGAAATATAATGGCAATGTCAGAAGTACCAGTTGGAATGAACCCTGTAATGCTTGGTGTTGAAAGAAAAGAAATTTTATCTGATCCTTTCGTTAGAGAAGCGTATTTTGGTTCTCCAGATACACCTGGGATTATATCTCAAGCAATAGATGCAGCAAACAGAGTATATGGTTCACCCACTCCTGTTCAACAAACAGCAGGTTTATCGCCATTAGAAATGGAAGCGATGCGTGGTGCTTACGGTGGTGTTGGTTCATTTCAACCGTTTTTAGATGCAAACCAAAGAGCAATACTAGAAGGTATTGGTCTTACTAGAGACGCTACTGGTGTTGCTAGACAAGCTGCTGATATGCAGTTTGATCCATCAACGATGATTGAAGAATACTTCAACCCATATGAAGACCAAGTAGTACAAAGAACAATAGACGATGTATTTAAAGCTGGTGAAATAGCAGATGTAGGACAACGTGCTAGAGATATACGAACTGGTGGCGAGTCAGCATT